TTTATTGGGGGGTGATTTTTATGCCAGAGAAAATTCTTTATCCCTGTAAACGACTTCGGACATTAAGTGCAAAAGAAGCGAGATATGTTAAGGGTGTGGTGCAGGGGAAACCCCGCAGGATAGCAGCCGTAGATGCAGGTTTCAACAACCCTCCCAAATCTGAAGAGGTTAGGCGAGCCATTATACGAGTTATGGATAATGCTGGTCTATCTGACCATAGGTTGGTGCGGGAACTAAAAAAGTATGTTTTTAAGGCTGAGGATGAAGATAATTCTTTGAAGGCATTAAGGATGGCCTTTGAACTCAAAGACCATTTCCCTGCCAACAGGAGAGAAGCAGGACTTACTCTATCGCAGATAAATATTTATCAAGGGGTTGACGACAATGCACTCAAGGCCAGAGTTAGAAGGCTTATTAAGGGAAATGGAGAGGAGAAAAGCGAAGAGCGACCTCTTCTTTCTGACGAAGGAAATTCTGGGATACAAAGACCTGACAAATAGTTTCCATAAGGAACTTTGCACCAGAATTAACTCCCAGGATAATTTGAAGAGGCTTTGGCTCCTTCCGAGAGGCTTTTTCAAATCTACCATTATCACAGTCGCCCATACCATACAACTAATTTTAAACAATCCAGATATACGAATTTTAATAACTTCGTCTACTTTAGAAAATGCCAAGAAGTTTTTAGTGGAGATAAAAAATCATTTTATGCTCAATCCTTATCTTCGGGGGTTATTCCCAGAATTTTGCCCTAATGTTCCTGAGTGGGGGACGCAGATAGCGGTTACTGTCCCTAATAGAAAGAATTTTAGGTTGAAAGAAGAGACCATTGAGGTTATGGGGGCAGAAGCCAAGGTTGTGGGACGCCATTACGACTATATCAAAAAAGATGACCTTGTAACTCCAGAGACAGTTACTACGCAGGAGCAGATAGACAAGACGATAGATTGGGATAGATATTCCATTTCCCTCTTTGATATGCCCCAGACTGGACGAGAGGATTATATTGGCACTCGTTATCACGACAGGGATTTATACGGACATATCCTTGATAATAGACCCGATGTCAAACCTTATATCAGGAAAGCAATAGAGAAAGGCAAGCCGACTTTCCCTGAGAGATACGGCAAGAAAGAACTTGACCTAATTAGGATTAGGCAGGGTAGTTATGTTTACTCCACACAATACCAGAATGAAGCAATCTCTCAGGAAGATGCCACTTTCCGTAAAGATTGGATTGGATACTACGATGCATTGCCCGATAATCTACGATATGTAATGGCGGTTGACCCAGCTATTTCTGATAAGCCAGGGGCAGATTTTTCAGCGATTGTGGTAGTCGGAACGGACTGTGCAAGACCACCTAAAATGTATGTCGCCCATTATATAAGGGCAAAACTTTTACCTTACAGGCTTATTGATAAAATCTTTGAAATGTATGGTATTTACCATCCTATTGAGACTGGGATTGAGACGGTCAGTTTCCAGAAAATGCTTAAGTTTGCGATGCAGGATGAAATGAAACATAGGAATAAATACATCGTAATTAAGGAGTTAAAGCCTACACGGGCAACCAGTAAAGAGATGAGAATTATGGCTCTCCAGCCAAGATTTGAGCTTGGGACAATTTTCATTAAGAAAAATCATATTGAACTGGAGGACGAATTATTAAGATTTCCTCGTGGCAGGCACGATGACCTTATAGACGCCCTTTCTTATTGTTTAGAAATGATTGCTCCCGCCCAAGAGAAACCCACCTCTGCACCGCCCCGCATGAGCATGCCCTGGATTTGGAATAAACTGAAGAAATGGGAAAGGAGAGGTGAATTTTTAGGGAATGAAAATTGCAGTGAAATAGAGGCGTGGAGGACATTATAATGCCTAAAGACTCGGATGACTTAAAATTATGGCGGGAAAGGATACGGGTATCTCGAGAATTTCAAAAAAAGAAGGGTGAAACTGAAAATTGGAAGCGATTTATTGATTTGTATAACAATAAGCAATGGGCGGAAACTTTTAAGGCGGAAGACAGAGTTACCGTCAATATGATTTACGCTCTTGTGTCCACAGCAAAGCCAATGCTCTATTTTAAGAACCCCCGCATTTTAGTGATACCGAAAAAGGAAGAATATAGACCAGGAGCAGAGATTGCCGAGAGAGCCTTAAATTACGAATGGATAGAGCATAGACTTAAAGAGAAGATTAAACTCTCTATTCTTGATGGATTGCTTATTAGTCATGGTTGGATAAAGCAAGTATATTATGACGACAAAATCCATGCTCTTCGGGTAAGTCCATTTGATATGTTCGTAGACCCAATGGCGGGTAGCGATTGGAGAGCATCCCGCTATTTAATCCATCGCACATTTAAGTCTCTGGAAGATGTCAAAGCTAACCCCAATTACGAGAACACAAAGAATTTAAAAACCAGTTCCAAAATGACCGAAGTTATTTTTGGTCAATATGCGGACAAGGAAGGATTATCCGATGATACTAAAAGAGTGGAACTTTGGGAAATCCATGACAGAGAAAAGGGGAAAATAAGGGTTATGGCAACCGACCATGATAAGTGGCTCAGGAATGAAAAACATCCCTACGAGTGCGAAGATTTCATATTTGAGATGCTACGGCTTATTGAAGTTCCCGACCACTTCTATCCGATGTCTTCTATTGCTCCCGTAGAAAGTCCGTGCAAGGAACTTAACAAGACCAGAACCCAGTTAATTAACCATAGAAAAAGACACAAAAGAATTTTGCTTTTTGATAAGCAAGTGTTGACTCCCGATAATCTGGAGGATATTGAGAAATCTGAGGCATTGAGTCTTATAGGGGTTGATGGAAGAGAGGCTGTTCAAGGGTCAATTCAACCTGTTCCCGACCCCCCTCTCGGAGCTGACATTTACCAGATTGAACAGGTAATCAAGGGTGATATTAGGGAAATCTATGGGCAGAGCGAGTATCAACGAAGTGCTCAAGCCCCAGGTGTAGAAACCGCCACGGAAGCGATGATGATTGAGCGGGGAACAAGATTAAGACCAGATGAAATGCTGGATATTATCCAGGACTTCTGTGTTGATATAGCAAAGAAAAGACTCCAGATGATGAAGCAATTTTATACCAGCGAACATATGTATCGCTTTGCTGATGAAATGGGACAGGTTCAATGGGGAAGCTTCACAAAAGAGGACATTCAGGGCGAATACGATGTTGACATTGAAATTGCCAGCACAATGCCCTGGAGTGAGGAATTAAGGCGGAAATTCAATATGGATGCTCTTAATCTTCTATCTAATCCTGGTCTCCAAGTGCAACTCCAGAGAGAAGGATTTGAGATAAAGGTTTCGGAATTAGTTAAGGGAGTGTTGAAGGATTTAAGGTTACCAGATACTTCACGGGTTTTAGTGCCGTTTAATATGCAACAGGGTTCTCCTGCTCCTCTCTTGCCTGGCGAAGCCGAAGGGAAACCGTTAGATGTCCAGAAATTACAGGAGAGAGTAGCGCCTAATGAGGCAGAGGAGCAACGAAGAGGAATAGCCCGAGCGGGAGGCGTGTTGGGGTCTACACCAGGCGTCGGAGCAAAATGATGGTAGATATTATTGACGACACTATCAAGCCTTACTACGATGAGAATTTAGGGGCTGTTATCAGTTCCAAGACGCAGAGGAAGAAACTTATGAAGAAGCGAGGCGTAACATTTGCTTCTGACTATTCCAAATTTAAGCCCAATCGGAAGCCAATGGAAATTAGTAGAGATGACCTTCAGAAGGCAAAGATGATGGTGAAATATAAGAAGATAGGTCAGGAGGGGTAGATGCCTAAAAAGAAGAAGCGGTCAAAAGCCGAGATGGGGAAAATCAGGTCAAAGGCATTTCTCAAGTGGCGAAAAGAAAAAGAGCCAGGGGCAATAATGAAGCCTGAAACTTTCCAGGGAATTGTTAGAAAGAATGTCAAGAAGGTGGGTATAAAACGGGCAAAGAAAATTGCTGGTGGTGCCTATTGGAAAACTGCTAAAGCCAAGTATAGGTCTAAAGCATTAGCGGGGAGGATGAAGAATGCCTGAATATTTTTTGAGGTGCGTGCGAGAGCACGGAAAAACTATCACAAAATCATTATCTGGCACTAAATATATACACTTATGTAAGGATAAATCTGGCAAATGGCACAAGGGCGAAGTTAAGGTGAAAAAAT